ACAACTGGCTGGAACAATGTGACTTACACACAGCTGCGTCCCATGCTCGTGGGCACAAGACACATGCCAAGAACTGACATCAATCAACCGTATTATACAGACATGCATGTACAAGACGTCCGCATCAGTAAAAAAGTAGTATACACAGACAACTTCACCCCGCCAACAAACTTGCTAGACAACCCCTGTTAAGGTGTAATACATAATATGTCAGAATCAACACAAAAAATGTTATCAGCAATAGCTGAGATGGCTAGATCGGTACAAACTTATGTACCAACAGGGCTTTTTCAATTAAAAGATACCCCAACAGGCTACCAAGGACACAGCGGAGATTATCTTGTAGTTAATGATGGTGAAACTGGCGTGCATTTCACAGGCATCGAAAAAATAGCTACTGACCTTACAGATTATGGATTTGGAACGATACCGAGCTACACAGATCTTCCAGACGTCACAGAAAACGATGGTAAAATAGTAGCATCTGGATGCGATCTTTATCATTCATGCAATGGAACATGGAATAAAATCGGTGGCGAATCGATACCTGCACCAGATGAAGCTCCAGGATGCGTAACAAATCTCGCAGAATACAACCAATACCAAGAGTACAAAGATGCATTTTTAGCGGATAATGTTAAATCTTATTTTGAAGCGGGACTGAATCAAAGTTTAAGTAATCTAATCCTTGATGTTTGTTTGTTTCCCGAATCAAACCTAGAAGACGAAAGAAATACGGTAGTTATTGATGAAACAACATACAAGTGGGGAATGTTTGCGAGCCCGCAAACAATAAATATTTCTGCTCAAGAATATTCTGATGGTCAAGGAAACGATTGTGTGTTTAGCGAGTGGACAAGTAGTAATGCAACCTTTGGCGATCCTAGTAGTGCGAATACCACTGTTTTTGTGGATACCGATTTATCGATCACTGGAAGTTTTGAGTGTTTGGTTGCTCCTAGTCAACCAAGTTGTGATCAAGTAGTTTTACATGTTCAACCAGCGGCTGGAGAAACTATCACCGACAAGAGCAGTAACGAGCATGCGATCACTGTCGTTGGCGATACAGTTGTAGACGACACTACCATACTATTTGCTGGCGGTACAATGAATTTTGATGGAAATGAGGATTACCTCAGAATACAACCAGGAGAATATTTGAATTTTGACAAAGACGGAGACTTTACTATTGAATGTTGGTTCAATTTGAGAGAATACGGGTACGGTGGTAATACAGCATTATTAGGAACCAGTCCAGTTAGCAACTGGTATTTTGATAGCGTTTACAATAATTCTTACACAACAACCAATCCAAGATACAATAGACTTGGTATAGAGACGAGTGAATCAGGAATAGTTTTTATGGCAGCTAGAATGTCCCGTAATGCTGATGATGGCGGAGATATACATATACAAAGTAATGATAACATACAACTGAACACATGGTATCATGTAGCCGCAGTGTATCATAAAGATCAACACACATTCAAACTGTATTTGAACGGTCAATTGGTCGGACAAGACAGCTGGTCGATCAACAGGCAACTTCAAATACATGATCATTATTTTGATATTGGCGGAAGAAAAAATTGGAGTGGTCATCCTGGGCAAGCATGGAACAGCTCACCAGATAGAATATCTCTCAACACATTTGGATCTATCCAGGATGTTCGCATCAGTAAAAAAGCGGTATACGCAAGCGACTTCGTCCCGCCAACAAACTTGCTCAATAACCCCCCTTGTTAAGGTATAATAAATATCATGTCAGAATCAACAAAAAAAATGTTAGAAGCTCTTCGAGAAATGGGTGCAGCCGTTTCTGAAAAGTTATATATCACAGGTTTATTTGACACCCCAACAGGTTATCAAGGGTACAGTGGAGATTATTTGGTAGTAAGCGACAACGAAAGCGGCGTACATTTTACAGGTATAGAAAAGATTGCCGCTGACCTTACGGGTTATGGATTTGGAGGAAGTTCTTCAACCAACACTCAAGAATTAACCGAACAAATCTCTCAAACTATAGTTAATGACAATTTAATTATATTAGACACAGATTATTCATTTCAAACTAAATATTTAAATGGATCTATTTCTTCTGATAGTAATATTACAGATTTAGAGTTTACAAATTTAACAATTGGAGATACTTATCGATTGAGTTCTACAGTTTCTATTAATAGTGATGGTACTGCGGGCGATAAAATTAAAGTAAATTATTATCATGATGGAAATAAAATCGCCGCAGTTTATAGTGACAATATTAGCCAATCAGTAAGTACATCTGTGTTGTTCAATGCTACAAGTAATAGTTTATCGGTTTCTGGGCAAAACTTGGATGCAAATAATTATATAGAAGGAAATCCAAACGAAATAACTTTCACACAAGTAGAGAAGATTAGTGATAATATGATCGCGCCAGAAATTATTGCTATCACAGACGGATCAACTCAAACATTTAACGGCGCTACAATGGCTGAGTATAATTACATCAAAATAGAAGGCGAAAATGTTTCAGCTACTATAGAAATTGATGGAGATTCATTCGTTGTTGCTCAAAGTGGAGATCAAATGGTTTGGGATCAAGGAGGAGCTGGAGAAACTACTTTAAATTTAGGAGAATCGCATTTAGTCACATTATCTAATGGTAGAGTAATTGAAATTAAATTTTACCGAACTGGATCTTTATATTTTGCGATCAATAAAAAAAGTGACCCGCCAGCCCCTGATCCTACTCCAACGGTTACGCCTACACCATCAGTCACTCCATCTTCGACACCCGCAGTTACACCAACGGTTACGCCTACACCATCAACAAGCCCTAACAACAATCAGACATATAGCACTTTTCCATCAAGTTTACCGTTTAAATTGAGATAGTTGGTGTATAATACTGCATGGATTGGTCTATTATACTATCATCTTGTATAGTTGCGGGAACCACAATTCTCAGCATCTTTATTAAAGAGCTTGTTCAAAGCAAAAACAATAAAAAACAAGCCTGTGTCGTAAGATATACGAAGAAAAACGAAAATGTACAAAAAGCTGTAGACTTTACTCGAAACTCGACACAAGCAGACAGAGCATATGTTTTTGAGTTTCATAACGGAGATTCTTTTTATAGCGGAAATCATCAACAAAAATTTAGCTGCACATACGAATCCTTAGATGCTGGCGTCAGTTCTGAAAACATGAAGCTGCAAGACTTAAGGGTCAGCACATTCAACGCTTTTATTAAAGATGTGCTTGGCATACATGGAGAAAAACTTTTCAGACTAGAAGATATCGAATCGATAGACAGCCCATTATTGAGAAATTGGCTGGACGAACGTGGCATTCGTTCTTGTTATGCTTTCCCAATAGAAACCTTAAATCACGGTGTTGTAGGAATTATTTGTATTGATTATACCAAAAAGAAAACAGAAATATACAAAAAAGACATCGACCTAATACAAAATCAAGCAAAAATAATTAGTGGTTATTTAATTTAATTTAAATTAGAATTAATTTAAATACATTTTTATTATGATAGTATGTTATCAACATATTGTCAAAGCTGCGGCGGAAAAAACGAATATACTGTAACCAAACCTAAATTTTGTTCTAGCTGTGGAACTCCATTAGCTCAGGATTTAGTTGAAGCTCGAGGTGCTACTCCATTAAAGAAAACATATTCAAAAGCACGACCAATCCAAAGAGAAGTGCATGATGAAGATGGTACAGATATTTATGAAGTTCCTGATATATCAAATTTAGAGTATGAGATAGAAGTATCTAATAGTAGTTTTACCTTGGGATCCATTATGCCCAGACAAACAATCGAACAAAACGATACTCCAACGAAACGCAAAAGAGGTAGACCGAGGAAAAATGGGTAGACCCAAAAAAATTATATATGAAGACCAAATAGACGTTATCAATGAAGAAATTCGTAAGCGTAGGCACAAGTGGTTTCTTGATTCTATGCCCTGGATAGCATTTGAAGATGTCGAGCAAATCATAAGATTACATATTTATCAAAAATGGGATCAGTGGGATCAAAAAAGAGAATTAAAGCCTTGGATAAATAAAATAATAACCAATCAATTCAAAAACATTTTAAGAAATTATTACTTAAACTTTGCTAAGCCTTGTAGTAATTGCCCTTTTGATAGTTCTGTTGGCGGAGAGAATTTATGTTCATTCACAAAGAGTGGATCTCAAGATAGTAGTTGCCCGCTTTATAAAAAATGGGAAAAAAGTAAAAAAAGTGCACACGATGTAAAGATTCCGCTTCGACTAGATGCTAAAGAATACGAGTCGACTGAATTCTCGGCAAATACATTCAATGTAGATCATGCTATCGTAGCCGTACAAAAACACCTAAAAGAAGACTTATCTGAAAGGCATTACAGAATATACGAAATGCTATTTATTGAAAATTTAGATGAAGACGTTGTTGCAAAAGAACTAGGATATAAAACAAATGAATCTGGAAGAAAAGCTGGATACAAGCAAATAAAAAATATGCGCAAATTCTTCAAAGAAAAAGTAATCAAAATAATCAAAAACAAGGATATCATATTATGAACTTAACTGAAGAACATAAAAAATTTATTGATGATAATTTTCACAAGATTCCAGATTTAATTGAATTAACGCGCGCTACATTTAAAGATGGAACGATTGATGGTAGATCAAAGCAAGGTAGAGCTGTTAGGCAGTATTTAGCTTCAAAAGAAATCAAGTATAAAACTTCAGCCCACGAAAATGTCAAACCAATAGTTTTAACAGAAGAGCAAAAGAATTTTATCGAACAATACTCTCAAGACGGAATGAGTAGCTATCAGATTGCGCAGCTATTGTTTCCTGATGATGAAGTGAAGAAATTAGGTAGAGAGCAAAGAACTGTAGGTAGCTACTTAGATGCTGTAAAGAAAAGAAAGAGGGAAGAGAATCGAGCTGAGCGCAACAAATATGATGAACCTAAAAATATAGCAGAATGCTTGGAGAAGGTAAATCTGTATACTGATGCAGGCCTAAAAGAAGGAGAGATGAAAGCTATGGAAAGAAAATCAATTGAATCTTTATTTCGTTTTTTAAAATCTCCAAGATTTACTCAGATTATAAGTAATTATCATAAAGAAGAAGATCAAGATTTATTTGAAGCAGAATTTATTCGAGCTACATGGGATAAGCCTGATTTAACTACCGATGAAGTTAATTTATATGTAAATGTATGTGTTGATTATATTAATTTAAAAAATATATCTTCACACATGGAAAAGCTAAATAGAATGTTTGACGAAGCTGATGAGCAACAAGAATTAACAGTTAGATTATCAGAGCTATTAAAAACAAAAAGCGAAGAGTATAATCAATGCGAGAAGAGGCAGGAATCATTAATACAAAGACTTGCCGGAGATAGATCAAAAAGAATATCTCAACGTCAAGACCAAAATGCATCTATATTATCATTAGTTGAAAGCTTTCAAAACGAGGAAGAAAGGAAGCTTATGGTAAAGATGGCAGAAATGCAAAAGAAAGCGATTAAAGAAGAAGCTGAACATCTAGAATCCATGAACGAATGGAAATCTAGAATAATGGGCATATCTAAGAGTGATGTCATCTAGCTTCAAATGTCAAGTGTGTCATGAAGAATTTGACACAGAAAAAGGGCTACATATCCACTTAAAGAAACATAAAATGGATTTGGCGACATACTATACAACTTATTATCCGCGTAATAATTTACTAACAGGCAAACCTTTGCCATTCAAGAAGAAAGAAGATTACTTTAATAACGATTTTTCTACTCGTAGTCAATTAATTAAATGGTGTATGTCTCAACCAAAAGAAGTTACAGCAGAATATGCGTTAAAGAAATTAAAACAAAGAATAGAACTAAAAGGTTTAAAATATGCGCCAAATCATTTAGAGTTAAAAATTAATAAGCTGCCAGATATAGATGTATACAAGTATGCTTTTGGATCTTACTCTCAAGCATGTAGAGAGGCAGGAGTAAGACCTTTACATAAAAGTAATATAGATCAAGATTTCTTTAAAGACGATAAGCATTTTGAGGGTCTTAAAATCTTTATCGATACTCGAGAACAAAAACCATTAACATTCAATGTCTCTGAAGACCTTAAACTTGACTTCGGAGATTATACCGTTGGTGGAGAAGATTATAACTATACATATGTAGATAGAAAGTCTGATTCAGATTTCAAAGGTACATTATCTGGTGGATTGGCTAGGTTTCGAAGAGAATTACAAAGAGTTCAAGAATTTGATTCATATTTATTTATAGTAGTAGAAAGCGATCTAAATAGATTGTATAAAAACAATATGTATGGATCTCATAAATCAAATTTAGATTTCGTATATCATAACATGAGATTAATCTCACATGAATTCGCAGGAAGCTGCCAATTTGTTTTTACTGGCACACGAGCAAACTCTCAATCAATTATTCCAAAAATATTAACTTTAGGTAAAAAATTATGGGATGTTGATTTACAATATTATATAGACAAACATGGCTTGGATTGAAGGTAATCAAAATCGTCGACCAAAAGAAGACATTAATAAAGAAATTCTTGAATTAGAAGGTTTTCTGGATGAAAAAGAAGCCAAGCAAAATCTTTACAAGTTTTTAAAGGATAATATTACATTTACCACTAGTTTAGTTGGAGGGGTAGATTTATTTCCGTTTCAACATATGGCTATTAAGGCTATGTTCGAAACAGATTATTTTATGGGAGTATGGAGTCGTGGTATGAGTAAATCATTTACCACTGGCGTGTATGCATTCCTGGATGCAATTCTTCACCAAGGGGTAGAGATTGGTATATTGGCGGCATCATTCAGGCAGTCAAAGCAAATATTCAAAAAGATAGAAGATATTGCAGCTAAACCAGAGGCTAAAATGTTAGCTAATTGTATCACAAAAAAATCAAAAAGCAATGATGAATGGTTGATGGAGATTGGTAGAAGTAGAATACGAGCTTTACCTTTAGGGGATGGTTCAAAACTTCGTGGTTTTCGATTTCATAGAATTATCATCGACGAGTTTCTTTTGATGCCAGAAAGAATTTATAATGAGGTTATCGTGCCGTTTTTGTCTGTAGTAGAAAACCCTACACAGAGAGAAGATTTATACAATCTAGAGACCAAGTTGATTGATCAAGGAAAAATGACCGAGGAAGAAAGATATATTTGGCCAAACAATAAACTAATTATGTTATCTTCAGCTAGTTATAAATTTGAGTATATGTATAAACTTTATAGTCAATTTGAGGGTTTAATTAATAATCAAACAGATAAAGCTACAAGATGTATTATGCAGTTTTCATATGACTGTGCCCCAAAACAGCTTTACGATCAAAACCTTATTACTCAAGCTAAAGCTACAATGAGTCAATCTCAGTTCGAGAGAGAGTTTGGAGCATTATTTACAGACGATAGTTCTGGTTACTTTAAAACTTCAAGAATGGCTGCTTGCACTGTACCAGATGGTGAAGATCCTCATGTAGAAATCAAAGGTCAACCAGAAGATGAGTATATATTAGCTTTCGACCCTTCTTGGTCTGAAAGTGAAAGTAGTGACGATTTTGCTATGCATGTATTAAAGTATCACAAAGACAAGGGAACTTCGACACTTATACACTCTTACGCTATGTCAGGAACCCCGCTCAGAGAGCATATATTTTACTTCCACTATTTAATAAAAAACTTTAATATTATAGCCATCGTGGGAGACTATAACGGAGGGGTTCAATTTATTAATGCTGTTAACGAAAGTGAATTGTTTAAGTCTAGTAATATAAAGTTAAAAGGAGTGGATGGTGATTTTGATAAAATGGATACTTATAAAGATGAACTACGCACAGCTAAAATGCAGTATAACAAAAAAGATTATAAGTATCTATTCTTAAGAAAGCCTACTTCCGATTGGATTCGTAGAGCGAATGAGTTATTGCAAGCTAATTTTGATCATAAAAGAATTTGGTTCGGTTCTCGAGCGATGGATGAGTCTTACAACAAGCAAAGGGCAAAAAAAATCCCAATTGATAAGTTAAAGTTTTTAAGGTTATCTGATGACGAACAAAAGCAAAGTGGTCAAGCAAAAATGATAGACTTTATAGAGCATCAATATGATATGATTAACATGACAAAAAATCAATGTGCATTAATTCAGATCACAACATCGCCACAAGGAACACAAACTTTTGGATTACCTTCAGAGCTTAGAAGGCAGACTGGGCCTGACAAAGCAAGGAAAGACTCGTACTCAGCTTTAGTACTTGGTAGTTGGATGGTTAAGATATTGCATGACATGAATAACACCAAATCTCAACAAGCTCATTCTACATTTGTGCCAATGTTTATAAGTTAACTTTTTAACTTTTATAGACTTTTGTGTAGACTTTGTGTATTATAGTTTGTGAAAGAAAAAAGAAAGTATACCAAAAGATCTGATTACTGGAATCAATTTACTCAGCACGATAAACCTATAGATGATTTATTAAAATTAAATCAATCGATAGAAACTTTACCAGAAACAGCTGGAGAAAGTTTTTATGTGCAATCCTCAATAGCGAATTCAACAAACTCTGTTAACCGTAGAGTTCAATACGGAGATCATACAACTTCCAGAAAAAATGCTATTCATAGCAATAATAAAGCTGAGAAATACATAAACATTAGAAGCGGAATGCTTCCCTATGATTACTCTGGAGACGGAGTAAATGTTCGAGATGCGATAGAGCTTTGTCAAAAAGCTTATGCTAATATCGCAATATTTAGAAATGCTATCGACATTATGGCTGAATTCTCTAATTCTCCAATATACCTAGAGGGAGAAAATGATAGGTCTAAAAAATTCATCGAAGGATGGATGAAAAAAATAGGAATATGGAAACTAAAGGATCAATACTTCAGGGAGTATTATCGATCTGGAAACATTTTCTTTTATAGGGTAGATGGTAAATTCTCAAACGATGACTTATTGAAGATGAATTACGTTTATGCATCTTCTCAGACATTAAAGCCTGGAGAAATACCAGTAAGATATATGCTTTTAAATCCATATGATATCGTTACAGATAAAGCTACCGCATTTCAAGATGGCATATATAAAAAAGTATTATCCGATTACGAACTAGAAAGATTAAGAGACCCAAAAACAGAAGAAGATAAAAAAGTATTTGATTCATTGGATCCTGAAACAAAAAAGAAGATTAAAGAGGGCTCGTTTACTCGTGATGGTTTAAAAATCGAATTAGATTCAGAAAAATTAATTTATTCATTTTATAAAAAACAAGATTATGAGCCTTTTGCTATTCCTTTTGGATTTCCTGTGTTGGATGATATCAATTGGAAGTTAGAGTTGAAGAAGATTGATCAAGCTATTTGTAGAACTGTAGAGAATGTAATACTTTTAATTACAATGGGAGCTGAGCCAGATAAAGGCGGAGTAAACCCAAATAATTTAAAAGCCATGCAGGAGCTATTTAAAAATGAAAGTGTTGGCCGCGCTTTGATTGCAGATTACACTACAAAAGCTCAATTTGTTATTCCTGATCTTAACAAAGTTCTTGGCTCTGAGAAATATAAGATTGTTAACGAAGATATTAAAGAAGGACTACAAAATATCATTGTTGGCAGCGAGAAGTTTTCTAACACACAAGTTAAAGCAGAGATCTTTTTGGAAAGATTAAAAGAATCGCGTAATGCATTTTTGAATGATTTCTTGCAGCCACAAATCAAGGAAGTTTGTCGCAACATGGGATTAAAGTCTTATCCTGTAGCCAAGTTTGAAGAGATTGATATTAAAGATGAAGTTCAATTTCATAGAGTTATTACTCGACTATTGGAAATCGGAATACTTACTCCAGAGCAAGGCATCAAGTCGATGCAAACTGGATTGTATCCAAATCCGCGCGAACTATCTCAAGTACAAGAAGCTTATATCGAACAGCGAGAGAAAGGTTACTACAATCCATTGGTTGGTGGTATACCTATGATCGAAAGTGTTCAGTCTGAAAAAGATAGAGAGATTGCAGAAGAGCAACTTGAAATTCAAAAAGAAGGAGTCGAGAATCAAAAGCAAGCCGTTCAGCAAAAAAGCAAAGAAACTCAAAATCAAACACAGAAATCTCCTGGTCGCCCAAATGGAACAAATCAAATTCCATTACAAGCTGCAGATTTTTATGGAAAAGATAATGTTCAAAAAACAATATATGATATAGAAGATTTACAATCTTATGCTATTGCTAATTTCCAGAAACATAAAAATTTAAAAGAATTGAATGACGGCCATAAAGATTTAATTGTTAAATTGTGCGAATCAGTCGTTTGCTCAAAAGAACAAAATCAATGGAAAAAAACTTTATTATCTTGTGTGAAGAATATAAATAATATTGAGAAATTAGATATTATGCCCGACATATTAGAGATATCTGCAAAGCATGAATTATCTGATTATCCTTCAGCTATATTATATCATAGTAAAAATCACAAAAAATAGTGTACTTATAATACATGAGTCAAAAATTTAAATACACTACAAACTTTTCTAATGTAATTTTAGCTTCAGGAGATATTGATTCTCCAGACCTTAATATTAGTAAGGCATCTCTAGACTCATTAAAAACTATTATACCTAGCGATGTAGATCTTGAAAAGAATATGGATTTACTCGCAGTAGCATTTAATGGAGCTGTAGTTAATTCATTTAACAAGAATGGTGATGGAATTGATGCGAAGTCTGCAGTACGTATCCTTGATCAATTTAAACACAAGCCCACAAACATTGAGCATCAAAAGCAAAAAGTAGTTGGACACATTGTATCTGCTGGATTTTCCAGCTTTATGGACAATGATTTATTGTCCCCAGAAGAAGTTGAAGATATGGACGAGCCATTTAATATTGCTCTTGCATCACTTATATATAGAACAGTTAATCCACAGTTTGCAAATCTTGTCGAACAATCTGTTGATCCAGAAAGCGAATTTTACCATCAAGTATCAGCCAGCTGGGAAATTGGATTCAATGATTTTGTATTAGCTGTTGGTAGTAACGACTTAAAAAATGCTGAAATCATCAATGATGAAAATATGATTGATGAATTAAAAGGTAATTTAAAAGCTCTTGGAGGAGAAGGAAAAATGAAAGATGGCTCTCCAATTCACCGATTAATTGTAGGAGAAATTTTTCCACTGGGAATTGGCTTTACATCGAATCCAGCCGCTAATGTAAAGGGATTAACAGTTAGTTCAAAAACAGAACAAGCACCAACTACAGAAAAAAAGGAAAAAAATATTTCACAAAACATCAATTCTGATGTAAATAACAAAAAAAGTATTATTATGGACAATAACGAAATTTTAAATAATCTAGTGTCAGCCCTAGAAGAAAAAGTTTCTGAAAAGAAATTTTCTGAAGAGGCAGTGGCTACTGTATCTAAAATTATTAATGACGCAATTCTTGAGCGTAACGAATCTTTCGTTCAAGAAAAAGAGCAACTTGAGACTGAAAAAGCTGAGTTGGCTAAAGCTGCAGAACAAAATGCAGAAGAAGTCAAACAGCTTCGTGAAGAACTCACAGCTGCTACTGACCGTGTTACAGAATTAGAGCAGCAGCATAAACAACAAGAGGCAGTTGCTCGTTTTGATGCGAGAATGTCCGTAATCGAAGATGCATACGAGCTCGACGAAGAAAGCCGCAAGGTTGTCGCTCACGAGCTTAAAGATCTTGATGAATCTGAAGAAGCTTTCGCAAGCTTCCAAGAAAAACTTCAAGTTGTACTTAAGCATCAAAATAAAGAATTTATCGCTAAGCAAGAAGAAGAATTCAATGCTAAGCTCGCCGAAGCAGTTGAGAAACGTTTGGCAGAACTTAAAAGCAGTGATTCTTCTGAGGAAGAAGTTGTTGAAGAAGCAATGGATAAGGTGGAAGCCGAAGAAGAAGTTGTTGCTAACAATAATGCTGAATCCTCAGAACAAGAGCTTTCCCTGAAGCAAAAATTTGAAAAAGCTTTCTCGGAAGACAATTTAACCATAAACTACTAAAATAAAGGAATAAAATAAAATGGCTATTAGACTATTACCGTTTCGTGATTACGATGAACATGATGTCGTAAATCTATTCAAAAGTGC